ATGACACAGAAAGAGCTCGAGCAGAAGGTCATCGACGCCGAGAGCCGCGTGGCGAAGCGCGAGGCCGTACTCAAGAAGCACAACAGCCAGCTCGCCAAAATGATTGAAAAAGGCGCCGACCGCTTCGACGTCAGCATCAAGCGCGAGGACATCAAGAGCGCGACCTCCAAGCTGGCCGAGGCCCGCGAGACCCTCGCAAACTGGAAGGATAAGCTCAACACCCGGATCACCCGCGACGCCTACCTCGAGGCAAACACCCCGGAGATCCTGAAGGACTTCCTCGAAAACTGGAAACAGCACGCGATCGGATACTACCGAGAGAAGCGGATCCGCTTCATCGAGTACCGCGAGGGCCTGAAGGCCAAGGAACGGGCCGCCCGGCTGGAGGCGCTTCAGACGCTCCCCTCTCTCGAGAAGTACCGCGAGCTCTACAAGGGCCGCGAGCTGACCGACTACGACCTCGCAAACCTCTGGCCGCGCCGCGACATCGACGCCTTCCTGAGTGAGCGCGGTCTGGAATACCACCAGATCCAGAAGAAACTCCGCGAAGCAGGCGACCAGATCACGCTCAGGCTGCTGGAGATCCGCGACGAGGACGAGCGCGAGGCGTGGCTCGAAAAGACGATGGACGAAGAAAAGCGGGCCAAGCTGCTCGACCTGATCGGCCGCATTATGAGCACGGTCGGAACCATCACCGACGCGGCCACCCTCTACATCGGCCCCGAGGGCGACATCAACGGCATCATCGTCGGCACGGAGGGCAAGGCAAAGATCCAGACCATCGGCGCCGGCGGCTACAACATCCAGTGCTTCCACTTCAGGACGCTGATCCACGAGATAAAGTGAGGTGAAAAGCATGAACACCAAAGCCATCCGGCAGCTCGCCGACGTCACGCTGGACAAGTACCGCAGCTCGATCCCTCGCAAAGCCTTCGAGGAGTTCGTGAAGGACATCATCGCCGGCGAGAACCGCGCGACCGCCTTCAGATACGAGGCGACCCCAATCTGCCGGGCCTCGTTCCCGTCCACGCTGGACGAGGACGACGCCCGCTGCACCGTGGAGGTCACGGTCTACCGGCTGAACGCCGTGGCCGTCACCGCCTTCCTGCTGGACGGGCCCGAGACGCTGCTGCGGCACATCGGGCTCGACGAGCGGGACACATACACCACCAAGCACGAGATCGACGACCTCGTCACCGTCGTGCACATCACCAGAGAGGAGGCGCCAGCATGGCAGCACTGAGAGACATCGCCCGAGACTTCGCCGCGGAGATCCGCGACGGCATCGGCTGGACAATCGTGTATCGCACCGGCCGCTCGTGGAACGCCCTGACAATCTGGAGCGACATCTGGAACGGCGAGTGGGAGACTGACGACCTCAACGAGGCCATCGGGATCCTGAAGGCAGACCCGGACGCCGTCATCGTCAACGGCTACTACTGCGGCCACTTCGGTGAGGACATGACCATCGACGAGATCGCCGCCGGGATCCGCTGGCACTACGAAGGCGGCCGCAACCGCCTCGCGGACTATTGCGAAGTCACGCAAGGCCGGGACGCCCTCGAGGAGGGCCGCAAGGCTGCCGAAGCTGCCGGCCTCCCGTTCTGTGAGCGTCTGGCCGACGGAGGCGACGACGAGCTGAGCCCCTACGTCTACGACGGCAGCATGACGCTCGCCGATCGTGAGAAGATGCAGCAGGCCCGCGAAGCCTTCGAGAAGCTGGCCGACGCTCTGCGGGAAATCGCCGCCAAGCTGGCCGAGGCCCTGAAGCCGGTCATCAACGTCGTGCTCTCTGCCCTCAAAAAGCTCTGGAAGGTATCGGCCAAGGCCATCGGAGTGCCGCCGAAGTGGCTGCACCTCGCAGCTCACGCAAAGAAAGCCAGAACCCGGAAGAAGTACCGCAACCGCATCCGGCGCTATGTTTTCGAGGCTCTGGCTGCGGAAGGAGATGGAGGCCCATGACAGCCAAGTGCGTCGGCTGCGGGCTCGACTGGAACGTCAGCATCTACCAGAAGATCCCCCGCACCGGCTACATCTGCCCGCACTGTGAGAGCCGGCTCCGCGCCGGCGAGACCCTGCCAAACATTCAGGCCAGCCAGAAGGCTCGGCCGCAGAGAACGAAAGGAGCAACCCCATGAAAAAGATCGCACTCAAGAACGCCGCCCGCGGCACGGCCTTCGACTATGCCGGCCAGAGCTGGATCCTGCTGGAGAATGATGACGGCCGCGCCCTCTGCCTGAGCAAGGACATCATCGAGACCCGAGCCTTTGACGAGGGCAACTGCAACAACTTCGCCGTCGCCAGCAGCAAGGAATACCTCAACGGCGCCTACCTCGACAACCTGCTCGAGGACGTGAACGGCCCCAACGCCTTCTTGACCACGGAGCTCGACCTGACCACCGACGACGGCCTGAAGGACTACGGCACCTGCACCGTCACCATCTTCCTGCTGACGGTCGACCAGTACCGGCGCAACCGCGACGTCATCCCCAACGCAGACGACTGGTGGTGGCTCTCCACCGCCTTCAGCACGAAGTCTAACGGCTACGAGTCACTCGCCCGCGTCGTCAGCACCGATGGCACTCTGAGCAGGAACAGCGCCTTCAACGGCAACCACGGCCTGCGCCCCGCTTGTTATCTGGACTCCGATCTCCTGATCTCCATCGAGGACGACGAAGCCACCGACGACGTCACGCCGGAGCACGCCGGCGAGATCATCGCGGCGCTGGCCGAGCAGTTCGGCGGCACCTTCGCCACTGAGGATCAACTGACCACAGCCCTCTCGTTTATGCTCGGCACCCTGAGAGCTACCCGCGAGAAGGAGGCCCGGCATGAGTAACCTCTCCACCCTGTTCGACCGCTACAAGGCCCTCGTCGTGTTTGATACCGAGACCAGCGGCCTCGACTTCGACAACGACCAGATCATCGAGCTCGCCGCCCTGCGCGTGGAGCGCACGGCCACCGGCGGTCTACGGATCGCCGGCAAGATGGACACCTTCATCAAGCTGCCCGAGGGCGAGACCCTCCCGGAGAACATCGTCAGCCTGACCGGCATCACCGACGAGCGGCTCCAGACCGAGGGCGTGCAGCCGGTCAAGGCAGCCGGCCAGATCGCCAAGCTCATGCAGAACGGCCCGACCCTGATGATCGCCCACAATGCGCAGTTTGACGCCTGTTTTCTCCGTGGCCTGCTCCGCGGCCAGAAGGTAGGCCGGATCGACTGGCTGGACAGCCTGACGGTCTACAAAGACCGCAGGGCCTACCCGCACAAGCTCGCCAACGCGATCATCGCCTACGACCTCACCGGCAAGGTGCAGAACAGCCATCGCGCCATCGACGACGTGCTGGCCCTGTTCGAGGTGCTGAAGGCGATGGACGACGAGCGCGAGGATCTCGGCAGCTACGTCAACCTGTTCGGCTACAACCCCAAGTACGGCGTCAGCGGCCGCCGGATCGTGGGCGTCAGATATGAGCCGCAGAGCTTCAGCAAGGGCCTGACTCGCCCGGAGCAGACGCTCCCGGCCCGCGTGGCGCGGAGGTGACAGCATGAGCCCGGAGATCACGATCACGAGCGAGGAGCTGCGCGAGCGCGTCGAGGATCGCCTCGACCGCTGGATCCCTGACGACGTCTGGAACCGTGCCGAGCCCTACGCCCGCCACAAAAACGAAGTAAACCGGCAGCGGCACCCCGAGATCGACTACTACGACAACGACTACCTTGTGCTGCTGACCGCTGACACCGTCCGAGAGACCGAGTTCAGCGACCTCACTCACGCCCTCTGTGATCTGACCGTCGCACGGGCTCAGTGAAAGGAGAAACCAATGGAAACCACAAAAGAAAGGGCCGCCCGTTGCGACCGGGCGACCCATGCGAGAAGATCCAGCAGCCTGCCAGCATACGGATCCCGCACCGCAAGTATAACACGCCGGCGCCGCCGTGCCAAGAGGAAAGCCCTGAGAGCTGCCACGCTGGCCGCTGCCGTCCTTCTGCTGGGCGGCATCTCTGTGGCAATCTTCACCACCCCGGGCGGCAGCAAGCAGGAGACCAACATCCTGCCGCCGACCACCACTGTCGGCACATACATCCCGGACACCTCCGCACCGGCCGCTGAGACCGTGGAGCCGACCGAGCCCGCCGTGCGCTACCCTCTGACCGACGCCGAGCGCGACGTCGTCGAGCGCGTGGTCATGGCCGAGGCCGGCGGGGAGTCCTTCGAGGGCCAGATGCTCGTCGCTCAGTGCATCCTCAACGCAGCCGAGAAGCGCGGCGTCGACCCCTCTGAGGCCGTCGTCCTTTACAGCTACACCAAGAGCCGGCCGGATCCCACGCAGCGCGTCAAGGACGCCGTCGCGGCCGTGTTTGACCGAGGCGAGACCGTCGTGGACGAGCCGATCCTCTACTTCTACAACCCCGCCCTCGTAACCAGCGACTTCCACGAGAGCCAGATCTTCGTCATCGAGGAAGGCGGGCACCGTTTCTTTGCAGAAAGGAGTACCAGATGAAACACCTCACCGAAATGAAGCCGGGCGAGACCCTGCACCTCCGCAGCGGCCGCGACCTCGAGCTCGAGAGCGTCACCCCTGTCACCTGCGGCGTGATGCTCACCTTCAACGTCACCGAGAGAAAGGAGGCTGCTGAAAAATGATCCAAGCCAACACCGTCATCACCGGCGACAGCCTGACCGTGTTGCGTGACATGGAGGCCGACAGCGTCGACATGGTCATCACTGACCCGCCCTACGGTATCGACTACCAAAGCGGCCGAAAAGAAAAGGCCAGCCGTCTCGCAAAAATCGCCAACGACAAGGCCCCGTTTATCTGGTGGATCTATGATGCCGCCAGAGTCGTGAAACGCGGGGGGGGTACTCTGTTTTACCCGCTGGGACGTTCAGCAGGTATTCATCGACGCGCTGCGTCTCGCTGGCCTGACGGTCAAGTCGGTCATCGTGTGGGACAAAAAGGCGCACGGCATGGGAGACTTGAAAGGATCTTTTGCCCCGCGATATGAGGCCATCATCTTCGCAACCAAGGGACGCTACGAGCTCCCGGGAAAACGGCCGGACGACTTGATCGCCTGCGCCAAGGTCGGAAACCAGAGCCTCACCCACCCCAACGAGAAGCCCGTGGCGCTGCTGGAGCAGCTCATCGAAGCTACCACCATCCCCGGCGCCCTGATCCTCGATCCCTTCGCCGGCAGCGGCTCCACGCTGGCTGCGGCCGCGAAAACCGGCCGGCAGTACATCGGG